TTTTTATAATTGCTCCTGTTAAGGCTGTAGTTGATGCTGTAAATTGAAAATTCATTGTAAATGTTACTAAATACTTGCCTGCTTTACCAACAGGAATTGTTATTCTGTCGTTATCTATTACATTATCGTGAAAAGCATCTGTGTCGTAATCTTCTGTGTCGTAAGTAATAAATGTATTAGTTGCAGTAGAGATCGTTTGGCTTGCAGAATTTTTTAATGAAACCCCCGAAAAGCCTCCACCAGCAGGAGCAGCCCACTTGAGTCCAGTAGAAGTAGTGCTGTCTGCTGTTAAAACTGTGTCATTTGCGCCAACTGCTAATCTACTAAATGTGTCTGCACCTGTGCCAGCAACTAAATCACCTTTAGCGTCAATTGCAGTTGCCATTGAGTTAGTAATTGTTACTGTTCCTGAAGTACCGCCACCGCTAATTCCTACACCTGCGGTTACACCTTCAATATCACCTGTTGCACCTGAAGCAACCCAAGCAGCACCGTCGTAATACCAAAGTCCATTAGTGTCTTTAGTATAAGCAAACTGTCCTTCTTGCGGTGAAGTAATTGCTGCGTCGCGTGCTGCGGTGCTTGCAAAAACTAAAACGCCCTGCATTAAATAGCCGTTTACATCACCTGCGGTTAAAACCTCGCCTGTGGTAAATGTCTTAAAACCTTGTCCTGCCGCCATATTATTGCCCCCTAGTAGGATAGTATATCGTCATTTAACTGACCGTATGTTGTATTGCCTAAAATAAATCCGTCCGAGATTGGCTCGGTTGTAAGAAATGTTGCCAGCATAGTGTTCGGTGTTATATCCCACCTTACCCCTTGGATTGATAGGTTCTTAGTAATAACTGAACCGTCGGGTTGGATATTGCTGACAAGGGCATTTGTAAAGTAATCAATGCCTAAAATCGTGCCAGTAGGAACATTAGTATCTAACATGTCAATAGTCATCTCATCAATTCTAATGGTTGTATCTGACCTTGAACTTATGAATAAGGCGGCAGCGTTTAAGACTTCAGCGTCGGTTTCTAAGATTAAATTCTCAGCCGTTAATGTATGGGGGAAGTAGGTAGCCACACTTGCAGCGTCGGTGTATACCTGCTCTGCACCGCCCACGCGTTTAAACTTGCCCACATTTAAAATAAGTTTATCATCAAAGGCAAACTTTAGGTTTTTGTAAGGAATCCCGCCTGTTTGATTAAAAGAGATTGGTGTAGTACCTGAAGCGGCTATGGTGTTTGTTCTGTTTTTAAAGACCACATTGCCTTCATGGTTCATATAGACCGCGCCTTGCTCAGAAAACTCTGCGGCTTGGATTGCTGCCAATGAAGTTCTAGTTGCCCCAGTATCGGCTTGAGCCGTTGAGTTAGCCGTATCAATTTCACGCATACTTGCAGGAAATTCTACTGTGTCTAAAATCTTATTAATGCGAGTGCCAATGTTTTGCCCACTTGCTTGACCTGTGATTGTGTTAATAACTGCTAAGTTAAATAATCTAAAAGCGTCGCTGCAATAAATATCTGTGTAACCAACATTTTCAGATTGATCGTATCTGTAAGCATAATTTTGAACATAACCGCTAAAAAGAAAATACTCCGTGCCGCTATAAATAGCAGACACTCTTAACTTTCTTAAAGGTGTTACATAAGGATAATAAGGACTGCTAGTATTTTGGGGATTGAACGCGCCTGTATTATCGTAAACAGTAACTATTGCCGTGCCAGCCTCATAAGTATCGCGACCAATACTGCGACCTCTTGTTATGTTTATTTGTCTTGTTACGCTAGTTAAATCTGCAACTACGCTTGCGCTTCCTTCAATTCCTAAAATTGCTTGGTCAAGTAAACCTGTTCCCAAAACCATTGGGAACCCAAAGGTAGCGCCCGACGAGAAATCTAAAGTTACCTTAAGAGTTACAGGTAAAGCCATTAGTTGTAATCTCTAACTCTGCCAATACTTGAGAAAGAACCTGAAGCAGATGAATCTACCAACCCGCTTCTTAATTCATTAAGTAGGCTTTGAGTTGCGCCGTTAATTATGTAAGTATTGCCAGCACTAGCCCTACGGTTCTCTCTTGCAGTTTCGGCTTCTTGGGCTGCAATTTTAGATAACGCTTGCGCTGCGTCGCGGGCTGCTCTAGCGTCCTCTCTAAATGTTTCGGCTGCTTGGGCTGAAGCGGCTGCCTGTTCTGCAATTCTAGACATGGGTGTTTGATCTGAACCAGCGCCTAACAATTCGGCAACTCCACCAGTTGCGCCTATTCCGCCACCACCGCCACCACCACCACCACCACCACCACCACCACCACCGCCACCTGTATTAACTGTGTCAATAACTACTGTTAATCTTGGTGCTTTTAATTTGTCTAATTCTTTTTGGATTCGCTGAATATCTGTTATTGCTGCATTTACATAACTTGGATAATCTTTTAAAGGATTTAATGCAGGTGGTAAGTTAGCAATTGCTAACGCAAGGTTAGTAGTCTTTAATTGAGAAGCGGCTAGTAAATTACTTAGGCGATCTGCCTCTGTTGCATTACCTTGGATTAAAGCCAATTGTAAAGACAATCTTAGTTTCTCGTCCTCTGTAACTCTGCCTTGCAGGGCAGCAATAATTTGGATTTGATCTATGTCAAACAAGGTCTTTGCCTTGCTTAATTTAGCCTGATCTTGTTGGGCTTTAGTTTGTGCTTTTGTAGCCTTTAATTGTGCGGCTGCGGCAGCCTTAGCGTCTTTACTGGCTCTAGCGGCTGCACCTTCAGCAAACTTAGCAGCACCGCCTTGATCTCCACCAACTCCAAGGGCTTTGCTAGCACCAAACAAATTAAGTAAATTGTCTGTTGCTCTGGTAGTTGATTCGCTTAATGCGTCTACACCCTTTATGACTAAACCAATGGCAGCAAACATGCCAGCCGATATTGCTGCACCTGCTATTGGATTTAGTAGAAAGTTTCTTGCTACTGCGCTTGCAATTAAAGCGTTTCTAAGTTGCTTGACTACCTTAACAATTGTTTGTAGAGAGGCAATAAAGGCAGCAATCTTGTTTACAGTAAATGCTGCGGCTAATACAATTGCAAAGGTTTTAATCAAAACTATGTTTTCTGAAATTAGTTTACCAACATTGCCTAGTGTTTGCGCGGCAGATTCTCCGAAGTTAATGATCTTAGCCTGAAGTTGGTCTATGTCAGTTGATTTAGAAATCTGCATTAGGGCTTCAACTAAACCCGCACCAATACTTACCTTGGCTAAATCGGCAGCAACTTTAATCTTTGCCAGTTTACCTGCAAAAGTATCTGCGGCGGCGGCGGCAGAACCTTTAGTTACATTTGTAATTTCTTTTAGTATGGCAGCAAAATTACCTGAAGCAAGTGTCGCTTTACTTATGCCTAAATCTAATGTGCTTATGCTCTTTGTATTACCAAGGTAAGCCTTGCTTAATGCGTCTGCGGCGGCAGTAACGCTAATGTTTTGGCGAGCCGCAATATCTAAGGCTACATTTGTAAGGTTTTGGGCAGCGCCAAGACTGCGGGTAGTTGTAAGTAGTTGCTGATAGGCAGGAATAAGTTGGTCATCAACAACACCAAATTGTAGTTTAAGTGAGTTTAAAAACGCTAATGAATCTGAAGTAGCAAACTCAAAGCCAATAGTTCTCAATGAGTTTTTGAATAGGTTAAGTTGTTTCTCTTGGGCTGCAAACGCTGATATTGCTGACTTAGCAAACGCCGTTACTCCCACGCCAATCAAGGCAGTTTTAACTGTCCTGCCTAATTTCTCGGCTGCGTTTTCTGCTTGGTCAAATGCTTTCTTGCCTGAGAATTGTCCGACAATATCAATTACTAAGGACATTAAGTAACCTTCCTAAAGTATTGTTTCTTTTTAAATTGCTCATTAACATTAAAAATAGCGGTTAAAGCGGCTGCGTTTGCCTTGCCGTAATCCTCAGCCCAAGCACGAAAGATCAACCGACCTTTCATGTAACGCCCACGCTTTGTTGAACTCTCAATGTTTCCTTGTTTCAGTTCACCCATTGATTGAATAAAATCTGCACCCGCTTGCGGATTGTTAGAGTGGCTAACGCCGTGATCGTTAGGGTCGCCTAAACGACCAACCCAAGGCTGACCGCTAGCGTTTTTTCTACCAGCCGTTTCATAAATAGCACCTGCGGCTGACTTGTTAATAATGTAATAAACTGCTTTAAAACCTTTTTTGTTTGTTCGCCTTGGCGTTGAACTATATTTAATACCTTTAACAACTGCCGCAGAGTTATACAAAGGGAACTTTCTTTGTCCCTCAGCATTTTTTTCAGATCGTTTTCTGTAACTCCAATTACTTAAAGGTGAATCATTTGGCACATAAGATTGTGATTTTTTAACAATACCACCAAGGGCTAAAGCCATTTGGTCATCTAATTGCGCGGCAAGGTTAGGGGCGTAGTCCTTTAGGGCTTTCTTAAGTTCAATTAAGCCTTTTACCTCGGTTGCCATTTTCCCTTGCCTTCGCGTCGTCTTTAAGGACTGCTAAAGTTGCCTTTAACAAATCTCTATCCATATCAATAAAAGTTTGGTGCGGAAGTCCTGTTGTAATTGCTAACCTAGCAACAAGGTAGTGAAAGGAATCCCGCGTTATCCATTTGGGTTTTCGGCGTCCAAAATCTCTACCTTAGATAGAGTTTCTAAATACGCGTCGCCGAAAGGCACAGGGTGATTACCGTTGCGCCTTTCAGATTCCCAAGCCAACCAATAGACCGAAGTCTGTTTTTCCTCGTCGCGGAAATGTTTATGAAAACCGCTTTTAAAATGTGATTCAAATGCAAACTCAATAACAGGTGTTATCTCATATTCTAAAACATCACCTGAAGCCTTGGTTATCTTTAGTTTAATCATTGTTATCCTTTAGTTATTAAAATGTACCTGTTGTTGCCACGGCGGTCTTTGAATTACAGGTAAATGTAATATCAATAGTGCCAATATCGGCAGGGCTTGGTGCATTTATGTCGGTTAGGTTATCAACAAGAATTGTACCTGTATAAAGAGGATTTGTCGTTGAAACCGCCGCACCTGAATCTTGAAGTGCTGAGAAGGCTACTGTTGTACCAAATGCAGCCTGAAGTGTAGCGCGAACTGAACCTGCACCTGAAGCAGTATCATTGTTTAGGAAGGTTACAGTAATCGTATCTGCGGCTAATCCAGTAGCGTATTTTCTGGAAGTATCGCCCATTGCAGAAATTTCTATTTGATCTAGTGCGCGATTTAATACAAAAGATTGTACATACGCTGATAGGTCTACGGTTGCTACTTTAAACCCAACTTTGTTATTTAAAAATGTTGCCATTTGTTATTCCTCGTCTTTCTTAGTGATTGTTGGTTTTGGCTTGTCTTGCGGTAGTTCTTGTCCTATCTTAATAAGAAAGGCAATTTCCTCGTTTGTTAGTGTCATTAGTTTAACTCCAAGTTGTTAGTGTGCTTATGTTGATGGTGCTGACCATCATCTCTTGCGCCTCTTGTAATACTGAAGGTGCTGAAACGCTTTCAACACTAAAGTCGATAGTTGAAGCGCTTAGTTTTAAAAACACGGCGCAAACCATTTCCTCTAATGCTATTAAAGACGTTTGATTGTCTAACATTGGTACTATGCAAGTAATTGTAAAGTTTGCTTTTGCACCAACATTATATTGATTGTTGCTTGGCTCAAGCATTGGGTCTGCATACCTGAGTACAACACTATTGGCGGTAGGTGTGGCTGGCACATAACTAAATGTGTCCCACACCCCCGCGTTCGTTAGCGCGGACTTGATTGAGGCTCTGAGAGTTGTAACGGCAACTGTCATTAGCCTATTAGTCCATTGGGCGCTAAGTGGTTCGCAATTAAGCCTCTGACTTTTGCTATAAGAGTTGAACCCATTTTAAAAGGACTTGGTTGAAAATTAGGGTCTAATGCGCCACCGTTTGCTGCTTGTTTGGCTTGCCAAATTTCCGTACACACCATTAAAGTCGCCAATTTAATTTCTGGAATAGTGCTATATGTTACATAATCTGTTGCTGCAACAGTACCAAAAGGTGCAGTTGGGTGAATTGGTTTAATTGCTGCGTGTGTTGTTGCCATTGTAATTGAATTAGTTGTAATGCTAGTAATTGTTTTACTTCCGTTAAAAGTTGCGCCGTTACCACTTATTGTTACTACTTGACCAACAAAAAAACTATGAGGTGTGTCAAAATACAAAGTGCCAAATCCAACAATACTAGAGTGTGCAGAATTGTAGGCTTGGTTTTTCCACAAATAACTTGTAATTATATTTTCGCCAGCCTGACAGGTTTCCTCAACGGTTGCAGAGGTATACAAAGTCCCCAATTGTAAATTGGCTCTCAACTCTGCTTCAGTACAAAAAGTGGCTGCCATGTCTTTCCTTTCTTAGAGTAAAGGGGCGAAGGCTTCCAACGCCCCCTTACAGGTGATTCCTATTTAAGGAAGTTTATGCAACTTTCCATAGGTAAGATCCAGCCGCAACCTTTGTGGCAATTGCGCCGTAACCATAATATGCAACAGAAATTTGTCCTGAGGCAATTACGTTAGTTTCCAAACGATACTTGGTTGATTCATACCAAGTGTAAGATTCAGGATTGATTACAACAATTGTGTTGTCGCCGATTCCTGAGCCATCTGTTAATGCAGTTGAAACGCGTAGATTTAATCCACCAATATTGCCGCGAATATTTGTAGGTGTTAGATTTCCTGAAGCGTTCTGAGGATTAATTGTTTGTGTAAATACGGCACGATTTGAACCGTCAACCAATCCCATTAATGCGCCCCATTGCTCAGGTGATACAACAATGTTAGTTGCAAACCCAAGTGTTCCTTTGTAAATAGAAACGGCTGCGTCTGAAATAAAGTCTTGGATATTGGCTGCGGACATTGTGCGGTTGCCGCCATCTGTACCGCCATTAATTAAAGCCGTACCAACTGCAACATCTGTTGCTTTAGCGTACGCAAACTCCATTTGGCGAACTAACTCTTGGAAAAACGCAGGTGATGACCTGTCCAATAATTCTACCGAAAATTGCTGTTGACCAGCATATTTTTTGACTGAAACCGTAGTGAAGGCAACATTTTGGTCAGTATTTGAAGGTGCTGCGCCCTCTGCGGTTTCTGCAACTGTTGGTGCTTGAGTTAATTTAGGAATTTCAAAACTCATGCCAGCGTCAGGCAATGCACCAGTTGAAATGCTATCAATAAAAGGTCTGTCAGCATTTGAAAGTGGGTTGATTAACTCTGTTAATTGACGAGTAGGAATTAAACCTGCGTTGTCAGTTGTATCGGCTGCGGCTGCAAGATATTGACGAGCAGAATCATCATTTAGATATTGTGCTCGAAGTGTGTTCTCTAGGAATTTTTCCTTTGTGAACTCAAGACGAGGCTTTGTATAAATTGGTGCTGCTACTGTTGGGCGAGAGGCTTCAACCTTTGGGGTTTCTACTACCTCGTTCGCAACAGGTGTATCGGTTGTTGTGTTGTCCACAATTTCCTCTATTTCTGTTTTGGTTTCGGTTGAAACTGCCTCTGCATTTTGAGAAGCAGCAACGCTAGTTACTTCGGCAGATTTAAAAGCGGCTGCCTGTACTAGCGAAACTTCAATGAGGCGTGCCGCGCTAACGCGATACACACCGTTGCTATTTTTTCCTTTAATAACTTCAACTCCGACACTTAGCCCTGAGCGTAGTGATTCACTTGCCTCAATAAGGCTATCAGTTCCTCTTGTAGTATTGCTAACTTTAAACTCAGCGTAAATTCCGCTCGAATCCTCGGTTACATTTTTCATACGACCAATTGGCATTTTTGGGTCATGCTCTAAAAGTAATTTAACATTTTTTGGGTCATCAATTAATATAGAACCTTCCTCAAAAATTACTTTTCCAACTGAGGTGCTTCCGATTTCGTTACCATAAGGCGCAATCTTTCCTGCAATAATTCTGCGGGATTCTGAAGCCTCTAAATCTGTACTAAAATTAATTATTTCCATTTGGGCTTAGTTCTTCCATTTCTCTCGCTTGTTCTACGGTTATTAGTTCAAGTGCTAACATCTTTTCAATTACTGCTAAACGCTCTAATGGGTTTGCTCTTAAAAATCCTGAATCAATATCAAATGCAACAAATTGTGTTGCAGGTGTTAAGTCGTCCATACTCAAACGATTCTCAATCGCGGAAATGTAAGGTTGTAAAGATAGAGCAACAAATTGACGGCGCTCATCTTGGACATTGGCGTAAGTCATTGAGTTGTTCATATCCGCACTAATGTAATAAGCAGGTACATTGCAAAGTCTTGCAATTTGAGTTGCCATATTTTGCAAACCATCTACATACAACATGTCTTTAGGTGAAAACGAAGTTGGTTGATATTCTAAACTTGCAGTTAAATAAGCAGTTGATCTGTTTGCTCTAGCGCTACGCCAAGCAGCCAATAATCCAGCAACTTCTTTTTCGCCTAAGTCAGCGCCATTATTTTTTAGCACTCCCGCAGGTTGAGGTGTGGCTGAAGCAACGCTAACCGCTTTTTCTAAATCAATTGCTGCTCTTAATGTTCTAGCGCCTGAAACAAGAATTCCATCAATAGGAGATTGGAAAGTTACGAGTGAGCCGATTCCTGACATTGGGCGTTCAACGCCGTCTACGCTATAAAAATCTACAAAAGTATTTAATTTATTAAGTTGTACTGTAACTCTAGTGTTATTAACAAAATCAAATCTTGCAGGGCGATTGTCGTCTTGATATAACTCAGTTACTTCAAGATACCCAACGCCGTAGAAAAGTAATGCGTCCACCAAGGCGGTTATGATAATACTGTTAGGTGCAGATTTAGATAATTGATTTACCCAAGGTAAATTTGGTAATTCTGCTTTCGTTGCTTTTGAATAAGTTTCTAAATTCATAACGCCAATTGTTGTCGCAATTAAGTTGCGGCAGCGAACGACTGAAGGAACGCTGATTGCTTCGTTACGACTTACAGTTTGAAACGGTGTGAACTGAGAATAAAAATTAAATGGGTCTGATATTACAGGCGGAGATAATTGCGCCTGAATTTGAGGTTTTGGTGTTATGCCGATTAAATCGCGGAAAAATCCCATTAGAGAATTATATCACCTTTGACTGTCATGCGTAGATCATTGGCACGGAAACTGGTTTAGATAACAAGTGAACGCACATAGCGGTAGCAATACTTGAGGTCACATCTCCAGCCGATTTTCTACGGATAATTCTCCAACCTGAATCGTTTTGCTTACTTGCACAATTGTTCATTGATTGCACCCAAGATTCTTGCCCTTGGTGAACTAAACGATTGTTAGTCAGACTATCGGCTAATTCCCCACATGCCTGATAAAAGGCTTGTCCGCTAACATCAACTAATTTATGACCTTGTTGTTCTAATTTTTGAGCAATAGAGGCAGTTGCGTACTTATCGTAAGCAATGTAGGTAGGTCTGTATTTTAAAGCCCAATCATGTATTGCCTGCGTCATTTTAAGTTCGTCAATGGCAATTTCAGAACTAAATGTTTCCATAACTCCGACACCAATCTTTCCATCAACCAATTGGGCGGCAACTAAAGTACCTGTTCGTTTTGACGGACTAACATCAAATGCAAAAACTGTCATTGCCCCAACAGGCAAAACAAGGTCAGATTTACTACATGCCTCAATACTGCCAAATGTCCAAGGACTTACCTGTGAATCAATCCAAACAGAGAAGGTTTCGGTTAGTGTGGCTTCAATTGAGTTAGTAGAGATAGATTCCTCAATTGCTTCCTCGGTGATGGTATGACCTAATGCAGGATTACTTATTGCCCACAATTTACGATCATGTAAGTTTTGTCTAATAGACATTGGTGCTGAGTATTCATAAAATCCAAATGTAGGGCTTGGGTATTCCATAGCCTTGCTTCGTAAATCATTAAGCACGGTGCTAAATGCGTCCCCTGCATTTGAGCAATAAAGACTTTGCGCGGCAGGACGCGCTCTAGTGGTAGGCACGGCTGCTTGAAACCCCTCAACTGAGATTTCGCGTAACTCATCAATAAATAACAGGTCTGCGTGTTTTCCGCGACTACCGTCCCTAGTTGCCGCAACAATCTCGTAACGAGTGTTATCGGTCAATGTAATTGATTCTTGTCCGTTTGTGTATCTAATTGCTTTTGTCTTATGAAGCAGCACATCATTTTCCTCAATCGTGTTAGCAACTGCCCTAAACACATCAAACGCCATAGATCGGTTAGAGGATAAGCCAATTATGTTCTTAGATTCAAAAACGAACATGTGAGCCAAGATCATTACCTTTGCAAGTTCAGTTTTACCATTTTGGCGTGGGGTTATCAGCAAGTTAGTGCGTCTAGCAAAATTTCCATCTTTTTTTATTCGCAACATGTCCTCTAAGCAAAATTCCTGCCAAGGCAACAAAGTTATGTTGATAGTTTTCAAAAACTTGAGTACTTCGGGCAGTCTTGAATCACCTTTTAAGAAAGGCGTGTGAATACGAGGCTTTATAGCC